GTGACATCGTTATCGACAGCCATGAGTCTCACCATAGCTTGAACGTCCTCAGTTGGACTAAGACCGGTGGAAGTATCAACAATCTCCTCCACCACAGTGCCAGTGACAACCCTCGTCTCCACAGCTGTAGGTAAAGCTGATGTCATGACAGGCATTGGCTCCTGGTACTTAGCCAGCTTCAATGATGTTCTTGCTCCTTTCAGCGAAGGTGAAGTCACAGAACCACCAATGACATGACCCAACAATTTATCAACCTTCGAAGCTAGCCACCTGTTGCAATCCGTCAAAAGATAAAATTGACATGCCGGTTGAAAATTCGGCACGATGAGCCTTGGTTTTCCAGTCACAAACATGAACCAACGGATCATAAAATCCTTTGTGATGTCCGACAAGAAACCGGCCGTGCAATTCCACATTTTCTTGGCCATAGCTGTCATAACTACCGCCATCTTTGTCGTGAACGAAGCAACACCAAAGCCGGCAACTCCTTTGAGAGCTTCAGTCAAGTGAGCGCCCAGCCTTCCCATCTCGTAACGCGTGACAAAGGCCTTCCCATAGATCAGACCTCCAAGGTCTCTCGCCTCCTCGGACGTCATCGGTGGTAAAAGCTTGACGTTCATCCCAGATGTTATGATTCTGGAATCAACCTTAGACGCTCTGCGTATTATGACCTCCGGTGTGAAATCCGCCTGATCAACAGAAAGAGCATAAGTGTAGAGTTTTCCAACGATCTCGCTCGGGTAGTACTTGACAATTCTCTCCCATGAGAAAGAACTTTCTGGATTTTTGTCAAGACCTCTAAGACGATCAAACTCAACAACACAGAGCCCCTTTGCCCACGGCATGTCCAAAGCATGTTTTGTCTCCCCAGCAGGCTGTCTCCCTTCCACTCTCACAAGTTTGCCGAACATAAAAGGTTCACGATACTGCATCAGCTCGAGACGGTAATCACAAACCTTTCCTTCTGGCGTCACAGCGGACACCGTGGACACCTTGAGCCAGTCATGCCAGACCTTTGCAGGGTACGAAGCCACTCCAGCCACACCTTCAGGATAGATGACGTTGAATGCATGGTCCTGCAAACTATACGACAGATCACAGTCTTCAGAAAGACTGCCTTTGCGATCCTTGAAGACCCGAGGATTGTAAGGCAAAATCACACTAGCAATCAAAGCACCCGAATCGGCCATAGCCGAGACGGCTTGCTTCAACGACAAGCAATGCATCGAAAGGTCAAAGACCATAGCTTCACTTTTCCTCTTGCATCTGTCACCGTCGTAGCAAACTTGGTAGTTCGTTCCTTGAACGAATTCCTTGTATGCCGAATTCGATAGCTTGTAACCATGCCTGTCGTGAAGAAACCCCTTGGATATCGCCAGCCTTCCGTACAGCTCAGCGGCTTCGTGAGCAGCGTGTATAGACACTGCAGAATCCACATCTCCCTCGACGTGGACATCAGAATGACCTCGCGTGGCACACTGAAGCATAGCATTGCCAATCACTGTGACACTACCAGCGTAAGACCGCATCTGATCGATGCAAAGAGCAAGAGCAGAGTATCTGTGCGCTTCGAAAGCCGTGTGACACGGTTTTACACACTGCAATGGCAGCATCCTATACTCCGGATACGTCGCGACCAAACGGCTATACTGCTCAGCAGTAACCGCATGAGGGATAAGAAGATCATCAGCATCCCTACGCCTCTCAGCCTCCGCTCGAGCTTGATTTCGAACTTCCGCTGCCAAGGCATTCGTCACAAAATCATACGACGGCACACCTTTAGCAACCACCCTCGGATTTGCCAGACTCTCACCCACTGACGTAACCGAACCCCCAGAGAAAATGGACGCAGTGTCCATTGTGTTTCAGATTGTGTTCTTTCCGATTGTGTTGTTTTCATTTAGTACCCTAAGG